ATACTATTCTAGTACATCGTAAAAAAGAAACTAATACTTTGTATACTATTAATGCTTTAAATTCTTTAATAAGAAGTTTAAATGGTGGATTAATGGATCCATATTATAAAATAAACTGGCCTGATTATCAAAATATGATTCTTTTAACTCAAAATAATGAGTTAAGAAAAATTCAAACAAAAATCTTTAAAATAATTTCTCTTTAAGTTTGGCATTTTAAAAATTTCTCATTATATTTGTATCAAATAAAAAAGTTACAATATATGAGTATGGATTTAAATGCAATTAAAAATCGTTTGCAATCACTGCAAAACAAAAAATCTGGTGGTAACAAAGAAGATCGATCAAAGTACTTCTGGAAACCATCTGTAGGAAAACAGGTTGTTCGAATTGTTCCTTCAAAATTCGATAAATCAAACCCATTTAAAGAAGTTCTTTTCCATTATGGAGTAGGAAATCGCTCTATGGTTGCTTTAAGCAACTGGGGTGAAAAAGATCCTATTATTGAGTTTGTATCTCAACTCCGTAAAACTAGTGACAAAGAAAACTGGAAATTGGCTAAAAAAATTGAGCCAAAAATGCGAGTATTTGCCCCAGTAATTGTTCGTGGAGAAGAAGAAAAAGGTGTTCGTTTGTGGGAATTTGGTAAAGAAATGTATCTTGAACTTCTTAGTATGGCTGAGGATGAAGATATTGGGGATTACACAGCAATTGTTGATGGTCGTGATTTGACTGTTGATACTGTTGGTCCTGAAGTTACTGGTACTAAATACAACAAATCAACTGTTCGTGTTCGCACTAAACAAACACCAGTAAGTGAGAACAATTCTCAAGTTAAAGAGTGGTTAAATGAACAACCAGATGTTTTAAGTCTTTACAAAAAGTATGATTTTGATGAGATGAAAAACATTTTGATGGCTTGGTTAAATCCTGAAGATGAAGTTGAAGAAAATACAGTAACTTCAGAAGATGAAACATCTAGTCCATTTGTTGAAGAAACATCAAAAGCAAATTACTCAGCTCCTGCTCCAAAGAAAAAGAGTAATTTTGATGAGGACGAGTTTGATTCACTTTTTAACGACTAATCCACATGGCTAAAAAAAGTGGAAATTCAGTTAGTGAAACAGTTTCAGGTACTGTCAAAGGTACCTTTAGTTTAGATTCTTTTAAGAAATCAAAATTTCTTAGCTCTAATAGTATTAAATTTAAAGAGCAAAAATGGATTCCACTATCTCCAGCCTTTCAAGAAATTGTAACATTACCTGGTATTCCGCATGGTCACATAACATTATTACGTGGCCATTCAGATACCGGTAAAACTACAGCTTTACTTGAGATAGCTGTAAACGCCCAAAAAATGGGTATTTTACCAGTGTTTATTATTACTGAGATGAAATGGTCTTGGGATCACGCTAAGATGATGGGATTACAAGTTAATGAAGTAGTTGATAAAGATACAGGTGAGGTAGTTGATTACAATGGATTTTTTATCTATGTAGATAGAGGTAAATTAAATACAGTTGAAGATGTAGCAGAATTTATTCTTGATTTATTAGATGAGCAGAAAAAAGGTAATTTACCTTATGATTTATGTTTCTTATGGGATTCAATTGGATCTGTACCATGTGAAATGTCTGTTAAATCAAATAAAAATAATAATGAATGGAATGCTGGTGCAATGAGTACTCAATTTGGTAATAATGTTAATCAACGTATTTTATTATCAAGAAAAGAATCATCACCTAATACTAATTCATTAGTTTGTATTAATAAAATTTGGGTTGACAAACCAGCGTCACCAATGGAGATGCCCAAAATGAAAAACAAAGGTGGTAATACTATGTTTTTTGATTCTACATTGGTTGTAACATTTGGTAATATTACTAATTCAGGCACATCTAAAATTAAAGCTACTAAAAATGGTAAAGATGTTGAGTTTGCTAAACGTACCAAAGTAGCTATTGATAAAAATCATATTAATGGTGTTACTACAATGGGTAGAGTTATTATGACACCTCATGGTTTTATTGAAGAAGATCCTAAAGCTATTAATGAGTATAAAAAAGAACACTCACATGAATGGTTACAAGTTTTAGGAAGCTCTGATTTTGATATTATTGAAGAACATGAAGTATCAGAAGATGTAAGGGACATTTTTGATAACACAAATGAATAAAGATTTTAAATCTATACTAGACAATATAAAAGCAGCAACTAAGGAGGACTTAAAACCAAAAGTCCTCCTAATTGACTCAATGAATACATTTTTAAGAAGCTTTGCTATGATTAATCATATAAATCCTCAAGGACATCATATTGGAGGTTTAACTGGTTATTTAAAGTCTATTGGTTTTGCTATTCGACATATTAATCCAACAAGAGTAATTTTAGTTTTTGATGGACCTGGTTCAACTGTTAATAAGAAAAATTTATACAATGAGTATAAAGGAAACAGACATTTATCCAGAATAACAAATTGGGAAGGATTTGAAGATCAAAATGAAGAAAGTGAATCTATAGTTAATCAAATGCGAAGATTAATGTATTATTTACAATGTCTTCCTGTTGATATGGCAATTATGGATCGTTTAGAAGCCGATGATATAATGGGTTATATGGCGGGTAAATTCAATGGAGATGTAACTATAATGTCATCGGATAAAGATTTTTTACAATTAGTGAGTGATAGAGTAACAGTTTATTCACCTATTAAAAAACAATTTTATACTCCTAAAACAGTTAAAGAAGAATTTAATATTTGGCCTCAAAATTTCTTAAACATGAAAGTATTATTAGGTGATTCATCTGATAATGTACCTGGTGTTAAAGGATTAGGACCTAAAAAACTAATAAAATTCTTCCCAGAAATAACAGAAGTAAAGGAACTTGATTTAGATGATATAATTGAAAAAAGTCTGAATGAATCTTCTAAAGAAAAAGAATCATTATATGGAAATGTTTATAATTTTAGACAACAATTAAATATAAATAAACAATTAATGGATTTATCAAACCCTACTTTATCAGAAAAAATGATTGAAGAATTAGACAATATATTAGATAATCCAAATAGTAGTTTAAATAAAAAAGAGTTTTTAGACATGTATTATGAAGATAATTTAGGTAATTCAATTCCTAATGTAGAAAATTGGTTAGTAAGTATTTTTACTTATCTTTGTACTTCCAAGAAAAAATAGTTATATTAAAAATAAAAGTTATGGTAAACAGTTTCAATAAATTATCACAGTATGGTCTACCTTTCCAGTTAAAGGTTATTCACCTACTGTTAACAAACAAAACATTTATACTTAATATTAGAGACACTATTAGCTCTGAGTATTTTGACAATCAACCAATGCAATGGATTGTCACACAAACAATGAAGTATTTTGACAAATATAATACTTCACCTACTTTAGAAGCACTTCAAATTGAGGTTAAAAAAATTGAAAATGATGTTTTAAAAACAGCTGTTGTTGAACAATTAAAAGAAGCTTTTAAATCAGCATCAAATGATTTAAAATATGTTGAAGAAGAATTTAGTACTTTTTGTAAAAATCAACAATTAAAACAAGCTTTAGTATCATCAGTTGAATTATTAAACTCAGGTATGTATGATGATATTAGAAGATTAATTGATAGTGCTTTAAAAGCTGGTCAAGAAAAAAATATTGGTCATGAATATAATAAAGATGTAGAATCAAGATATCGTAATGAAATTAGAAATCATGTACCTACACCTTGGCCTATATTTAATGAACTATTAATGGGTGGTTTAGGTAATGGTGATTTTGGATTGATGTTTGGTAACCCAGGTGGTGGTAAATCATGGTCATTGATTGCTTTGGGGGGTCAAGCTGTAAAATTAGGTTATAATGTTGTACATTATACTCTTGAATTATCTGAAGGATATGTTGGTAAACGATATGATGCTTTCTTTACAGGTATACCTGTTAATGTTATTGATAATCATAGAAAAGAAGTTGAAGAAGCTATTAATAAATTAGAAGCTAAATTAATTATTAAAGAATTTCCAACAGGTAAAGCTACTATTCAAACAATTGAATCACATGTTCAAAAATTAAAAGATATGGATATATCACCTGATTTAATTATTATTGATTATGTTGATTTATTAAGGTCAAAACGTAATTCAAGAGAACGAAAAGATGAAATTGATGATGTTTATATTGCTACTAAAGGATTAGCTAGAGAGTTACAATTACCCATTTGGTCTGTTTCTCAAGTTAATAGATCTGGAGCTAATGATGATATTATTGAAGGTGATAAAGCTGCTGGTTCATATGACAAAATTATGATTACTGACTTTGCAATATCATTATCAAGAAAACGTCAAGATAAAGTTAATGGTACTGGTAGATTCCATATTATGAAAAATAGATATGGTATGGATGGTTTAACATTTCATGCTAAGATTGACAC